CTCTAGACAACTTCATTAGGTTAGCCTTTCGAGCTATAAACATAGTCGTTTTACATTATTTCAGTAAACTCAACAATGTGCCCTAAATGCGATTGAAAAGACTCAGATTACAGATATTCTGTTTCTAACACTCCTACGCAACCGAGATTAATCGTAATCATTATCACGAGTTAATTCATCGATATTGTTATGTAGTTTAGTAACAAACTGTCCGTATCGTTTTGCTGTCTTCTTCGACCATTTAACACTGAGTGTATTAAACTCGGAATAATCCAACAAAACTTCTGGTTTATCAGGTCTAAATCTACCTTCTTCGAACTCTAAAGATTTGCGTTTTGCTTCTTCAGTAGCTCTAAGAAGACCCAAACAATACAAATACAAATGCGGTGCAAATACGAGGGTCAGGCTTTCTAGAAGCCTATTGGACCATCCTTTTACAGCCGAAACTTTGTAGAATTTTAACCAAAAGTTATATTCTTCAAGTGAAGCTTTTTTGGGTGCCTCGTATACAACTTCATCATATAGAGTGGTTCTTACACCACTAAATAGATGATAGCCGTAACTAAACATAATCAGCTGGCTACCTCCGTAAGTGTTCCATATATCCATGAAAGTGGATGTAAGGCGTGCGGAATAAAGGTGTCGGCATGATCCAAAATAAGTCCATAAAATTATAAAATTCAATTCTGCTTTACGTGGAAAAGAATTTAATAATTCTATAACCGTCTTAGAATCAACTACGATTGATTTGTTATACAGCTCTGCTAGCAAAGCCCCTATCATGCTTGTTTTCCGTGACACTAGTAATAAATTACCAGCACCAATCGGAGAAACTTCAAATTCAGAAGTAACTAATCGTTTTGCGAATTCGCATAATTGATTTGAGACAACTGATTTTGACATGTTAATGCTAACGCCTAGAGTACTCATCAAATGTACATAATTCTTAGCAACTTCATCGTGATTAATCACAATGTCATCACCAAGCAATGCGTAAGATGTAAAATTCTTAACACCTGCAAGTTTTGCAGCTAAAAGCACCACAATGTGATGAGTTAAAGCTAACATCGCCCACGAGGAGTAAGCTCCCATAGGTTGCCCTACTTCGTATTTAACACCTTCTTTTTTATAGTACCAAGGATAGTCAAATAAGGTTTTCCATGCAGAACCATCTAGACCTAAAAGGTTTAGAATCTGTACTTGGAGATCAATCGGTAATCTATCTGTTGCGGCACTTAAGTCGAAACATGAAAACTTGTGCTCTCTATTAGGGGCTTTCATTAGTCTACTAAGAGGTGCATCTTGGTCAAAGGTTCCATCTGTCTCCTTCGTATCTAAAACATCAAAGATGCTTTTATGAAGCGGAAGAAGAACAAGCTGGACCCACCAATTTGCCATAGCTACAATCCGGGCTTTTCCAGCCTGATCATATACGACCGAAAGACGTCCAATAGGTAGACAATCTTTAATCCCACTTTTACACATTACAATGTAAATAGGACCAACTAATAACCAAATAAGCAACAGTGAAATTGCAAATTTGAAGCCCTCTTTATGAGTGACTAATAATTTCAAAACACAAAAAGCTTGTCGAGGGTACATTAATAGCGCTAATGCGTCTATACCTGACCCCCAAGTGGCTTTTTTGGCAATAGGTCCCGAGGATTCAGAGATAAAGCCCTTGATAGGACCAAATTTTAACTTAAATCCTTTAACAAAATTCTTAACTATACCAGTAAGCTGACTTTCGTCAAGCGTTCTGGAGGTTCCGGAGAATGGACTAGTAATAGTTCCAAGATCTGGTTTAACCTTAGTTGGGAAAACTCTGAAAAAAGAAATAAGTGTTATGATACATCTAGTAGTAACTCTACTTTCAACTGTATCGAACGAAAGTTCTTTACGAATTGAAGGAGGAATTATAACAGGCAATCCATATTGGTTTACTCTTACACCAACAGCCTTAACGGCTTTAGTGGTCTGAGGGTTGCCCGCTAAATATAAAGTAACAAGCCTTAAGCACTCTTTTAAGTACTTAAAGGTGAAGTTAAAACCGTTCTGATTAATCAGTTCAGTTACTCGCTTTATAAATAGTTTGTAATCTTGATGGAATCTTTTCTCTCTCGTTGCCCAGATGGCAAACTTCAAGAGCTTAGGTAATTCTACCGGAGTAATCCACTCTGTTAGTCTTACAAAGCCTTTGAATTTTGCCTTACTAGCCGCAGTAAGAAATTTGTTATTATTAAAAATAGTAGCAATTATTATTGTGGTTAGAAACCCTGGGGCTTTTATGTCTTAACTAAAACAGCGTGCTAGGCTATTTTGCGTACTACACCTGCGACAGTGAAGTCATTAAAGAGTTACCC